TCCTAACATGCAGAACATGCCTAGAGGTGGTACATTTCCTGTTAAGAAGGTGTTTGTCTCACGGTGGAGTGGTGGTGAGTTTGGTATGAAGGGTAAGATACTAGAGGCAGACTTTGCACAGCTAGAATTTAGGGTGGCAGCATTATTATCTCAGGACAAAGTAGCGATGAAAGAAGTGTCTACTGGTTTTGATGTTCACTCCTACACGGCTCAGATTATCACTGAGGCAGGACAACCTACATCTAGGCAAGAAGCTAAGGCACACACCTTTGCGCCTCTCTACGGTGCTACAGGATACGGTAGAACAAAAGCTGAGGCTGAGTATTACACACACTTTATGGATAAGTATAAAGGTATAGCTAAATGGCATAAGAAACTAGGTGATGAGGCTATTAACCTTGGCAGAATAAAGATACCCTCAGGTAGGCAGTACGCTTTCCCTGATGTGGAGAGAAGGAAAAGTGGAACTCCAACACACTTTACCATGATTAAGAACTATCCTGTGCAAGGCTTTGCTACAGGTGACATAGTTCCTATTGTAATGTTGGAGATAGAAAAGCTATTAAAGATAGATAGTTTGAAGAGTGTATTAGTAAACAGTGTGCATGACTCTGTGGTGTTAGACGTTCACCCTGCAGAAGTAGAGCAAGTTTTAAATATAATACGACAAGTCAACAAGAACTTGAAGATGATAATAGAAAGCTATTACGACATTGATATAAATGTCCCAATGCTATTAGAATCAAAAATAGGTGATAATTGGCTTGACGTTAAAGATGTAGTCTGATAAAATTCAATTTCTAAACAGGAGTAATATATGGAAAATGCATTAGAAGTAATTGGTAAGTCCCCTGCTGATCTAGCAGAGTTAATGGGAATGTCGAACACACCTGCAAAAAGCACATCAGCTTTAGCAGAGGTGAAGCAAGTGCATCAGAACGTGATGGGTACAAAGGAAGTAGATGGCGAGGCTATGGAAGTAGCCATAGTAAAAGCCGGTGCTTTCTCTGTAACTTTCCCTGACGATACTGTGTACTACAGTGATAAGGTAACTATACGATCTTTCATGCAACGCTTTCAGTGGCAGAGGTATGACAAGAACTTCACAAGACCTGATGGTGGTGAGGGACGTATGTTACGAACAGTAATGGCAACGTCTTTGACAGGTGATCTGAAGGACAACTACGGTGGGTTTAACTGTGGTAGACCAACAGGTTACATCAAGGATTTTAAATCGTTGCCACAAGAAACACAAGATCTTATGAGAGCAACCTCTAGGTTCAAGGTTCTCTTTGGTCTGTGTACTCTCGACAAGGCTAAGGATGCCGATGGTAAACCTGTGGATGTTAAAGAGTTCCCTTTCCTAATGAGGATTAAAAACAGAGATAGCTTCACTGCTATCACTGATATGTTTAATCAGATTCAGCGAAAGAATAGGCTTCCCATTCAACACCTGTTACATCTTGGGTCAGAAGTAAAGAGTATTCCTAGTGGAGCAACCTATGCTGTGTTGAAACCTTCGCTAGGTAAAGTAGTAGAGATCACCACTGACGATCAGGAAGTGTTGAACAACTTTGTCGAGTGGGTAGAATCTATGAACTCCATTACTCTCAGCAAGTGGGAAGAACATCGTAGACCTGAGGAGCTTTCTGACCAGGAAAATGATATTGTTTCTAACATTGTTGAGATAGAGGAGTAGTAGATGAACCATCCTGCAGAACTGGCGATCCATTCTTTCCTACAAAACGTTATGTCAGGTAAGGCTAGGGTGGATAGTTCTATACTTGATATAGTAGCTAATGATGTGAAAGAGTCGTTGGATCGTCAATTCTCAGGGGGAAAAAGAAAGTTTAAACTTCGTATGTCTAACATAGGACGTAAGAAGTGTCAGCTATGGTTCGATAAGAATCAGCCTGAGGAAAAGCTTTCTGATTCCCCATACTTTCTTATCAACATGATACTAGGGGATATTGTCGAGGCTGTCTTCAAAGGGCTATTGAGGGCAGCTAAGGTAGATTTTGGCGATAGTGAACAGGTGACACTAAAGCTAAAGGACATGTCTGTTGATGGGACGTATGACCTTGTATTAAATGGGAAGGTTGATGATGTTAAGTCAGCCTCCCCTTGGGCATATGAAAACAAATTCATAGACTTTGAAACACTACAGAGCAAAGACAGCTTTGGGTATGTGTCACAACTCGTTGGCTACGCA